CCCGACGAGTGACGTAGGTCAACTCGTTGTACTGATTAGTACCCGAAGCCGGAAGAATGCCGCCACCAATAGGCATAATTTACCTCCGAAGTTTAAAAAATAGCCCCTTACAAACCAATTGGCTTTGGATTCTTGCGAAGTTCTGCCAAAGCAGCGGCTGCGTTTTCACGCGCAGCAGCAACTGGATTCTTCATATATCCCTTTACATCCATTCTGGACATAACGGGTTGCGGATAACCGGGAGTCGGCACCGCAGCTTGCTTCATGTGACGCCAGTAATCCGCAGCAGTCTCATGATTAGCAATACCTTTTTCAGTCATTAGCTTCTCGATTTCAAGGATGTCATCATCAGTCTGTGCAACACCTGATTCCTTCAACCGAGTACGGCGGCGATTCAATTCGTCACGCACTTGTTGAGCGCGAAGTTGGTTTTCGAGGTCAGCCACACGCTTTTCAGCGGCATTTGTACGCTCGTTGACCATTTCTTCCATCTCTAGTTCTGGCATTGGAATGTCAGGATTGACTTCTTTTGCCAAACGTAGAAACGACTTGCGCGTTTTGGGGTTCTCAGACAGACGCTTTGACAGCGCTGCTAGTTCCTCAATCGCTTCAGGCGAGTAATTTTCCAGACTCATAATTAGCCCCTCTTCTTAATCAATAAACTTTTTTGGTATCACCGGGCTTGCTCATGGTCATGGCGTTGCGCTTGCCGGTTTTAGCCGGGTTCGACAGGCCACCCATTTCTGAGAAACGCGGTGTGTTATAAATCTGACCATTCATTTGCGAGTTGTCAGTCGGGCGGCGCACCGACATTGCACCCTTTGGTTTGAAAAGTTCCATGATGACTCCTTAAATGGGAAGTGGTGGTGCGGTAGTTCCCGCGATAGGCGCTGACATTGCTTCTCTCTGGCCCGGCGTAGCGCCACCCGCTTGTGGCAGAGATTGAATCATTTGGATAATTTCGGAAGGCATCAAGCGGCGGCTGTCTGACTCGCGCTCACCAAAGCGGCGCGTAATTTCCGCGATCACCTTCTCAATGGTTTTGGCTTCCTCTGAACCCATTTGAAAAACGCTCATTGCCTGCTGCAACATATCCAGCGCCATCATGACATTTAAACGTGCTGCCTCTTCTTCGCCGCGCTTGGGTTCGGGCGTACTCATCGGACTTGCCATTGGGCTAGTCGTTTCTTCCTGTTCAAAAGCTGGCGGCGTCATCGGCTCAGAACCCATGCCCTGATCTGCCTTCAGCATTTTCATCATGTCATCGGTTTTTACAGCCATTTGACACTCCTATGATGCGCGAACGATAGATATAAATTAACTATTGCGTCAACTAAAAAAAGGGGCAAAATGTTGCCCTGTGCTGTTTTGCTACCTACTGGTTGTGCGGTTTTGCGAGTTACGAGGTGTAGCACTCCGAAACGCATTGCGGTTGAAATTCATCGACGGTGGTTCGCGTGTCGATGCAATATCCCTTTGCGTCATGCGGGGCTGATCACCGCTTTTGACCATTGACTGCGAGTTCATTGCGCCTGATTTTTGATCCATCACACGGCCCTCAGTTGTGGTTGTTCAGGTTCTGCCGCTGGTTGTTGTGCTGGCTGCTGACCCTGCGGCGGCGGTTGCATCATCTGCTGCATAGCTGCGTTGGCTTCCATCACCTTGATTTCTTCAATCAAGCGATCCTTCATCGGCGGCTCGACCATCTCAATCAAGCTGGCCTTGCCAATTGCGCCAGCACTATACAGGTTGAACGCCAAGTCTCTTGCGTCTTCCATGAAGATCGGGCTGTTCGAGTGCGCGTCCACCTTCACCACAAAATCTTCAGTGAATTGAGCAGCAATAAACTCGTTGCCATCTTCGTCACGGTAGCGCGTATCGTCATAGACCATCATCATCTTGAGATACATAGTTGCAATTTTCTCAAGACTATCTTCAATGGTCAATGCGCGTTTCTTGGCACGGGAAGAACCAAGCCGCGCCAGTTGTGACGCATGGCCTTGGCTACGAACGCCGGTTTCACCGCGCCCGGACAGCACACTGGTAATGCCTGATGCTTCGGCAAACATGGCATCAATCTCGCCAAGTTCGCGGAACAGATCGTTAGGAATGTTTGGCGTAAACTCTTCTACCTTGGCGTTTGGCATGTCAGACGCGATCATGCCGTTAGCGCGATTAAGCGCAAACATCTTTTCATCCAAGATACCTTGGAAACCAATAAACGCCTTGGGGGGATTAACTTGCTTGTCGAGCAACTCAAGTATCTGTCCGGTTCGCTTATTACGCATCTCTTGCAGGAATACAAGACGCTGCACTTCCGATTGACCATAGTAGTAATCGTATTGAGGCGACGGACAAATTTGTATAAATGGCTGTTCGCCCTTTAAGAAGAGGCTTTGCGATCCTCGGTCATAGATAACGATGTCTGGATCAGCAATCGTGACGCACACATAGTCATCCACCTTATCGTCATATATCCACAACTCCCGCATCTTCACAGTCGGCTCTGCAATCTGTGGCGTGTACGTCATGTTGCCAGCCAGATTCATCTGCACGTTACCGTAGATGGTGGGATCAACCGCTGAAGTGACTAGGCGTTCAACGCCTTCTGGATACTTCTTGGTTTGCTGTTCAGCCAACGCAATGCGGCTTAGAATTTCCTCGCGCTTCTCATGCGAATACAGGCGTGAGTAAAGTTCTGATTTTGTCATGTAGAACTCTTGCACCATTGCCTCTTGGCGATCCGTATATGGCGTGTCTTCACGCAGCACACCGAACACACCGGGTTCCACCATGTACGGATGGATACCGTTGCGCCATATCAGTTTGACAAAGGTAGAGTTGTAGCAGAACGCCCAATTCAAAGCAGCACCAAACACTTGGTCTGCATTACTTGCCATCCAGTAATCGTGCAGCGCTTGCGTTAGTGCGGGGATTTTCTTTTTGAATACTTCCGGTACTGATGCGCCTAGCTTGATAGAGAAGCGCGTCGTGTCTGCCGAGTACATAAAGGCAGACAGTTGATCAATGTGCGGATAGATTTTATTGAAGTGTGCAGGCGGTGAGTTCTGATCAGCGCCGAAGAGATAGTAAGAGCGCAGTGTAGAGTATTGCGCTTGACGCTCACCTTGTGACACCAAGCACTTTTGCATGATGTCCACATAGAACGCTTGCCTATCAACCGGGTTCTCAGGAATTCTCATTTCTGTATGGTCAAGTTTTCATGGTCGGGTATGTACGAACCAATTTTCGGGCCACTCAAACTAGCGCCCGATTCCTTTACTGCTTGCATCCCTGACACAACTTCGCCAGCAATTGAATTCAAGTTGTAACCACCCACCTCCGTAGGCGATCCCCATCGGGGCGCAAACGGATTATTGGGCGTTGCATGGCGTGGCGGCTGCGCCTCGCCTTCTCTTGTTGATTTAATATCGCTCATCTTAAAGTCCAGTGCAAGTTGTTTTAGCGTTTTGTCATTATGCTTGGTGGAATCGCTCTTTAATCCAACGGGTTGCAAGAATACTAACTGCACATCATCGCAGCCAGCAGGACATACGGCTTCCCGGCTCTCAAAGTAACCATGTACCGGACACTTATAATCATGCAACACACTCATGTTAGCCCCTTACTTCTTTAACAAATGCGGTTTTGTGTAATCGTACTTGTTCACAGGTTTGACAGATAGGCTGATTTTACCGTTTGTCATCTCCAAGGTGTACCCGCGACGCAAGGTTTTGCCAAAATCTTTAGGTGGGTGGTAGTCAAGGATCATCCGGCCTGCAATATCCATGCGCATTCCGGCCTCTCCGTTCTCCAAAGCCTGCAAAGCCTTGCTAATTCGGCGCTGTGTAGTCTCAGAAACGGGCATTTTTTGCTCAAAAAACGCCTTTTTCATGTTTCTGTAGTCCACACCCGCCAATTTCGCAAAAGCAGCCATTGAGTAGCCTCTTTTGCGGTTTAGACGCATATTTTGCAGTCTGAGCCTAATTTCAGCGATAGAAAGTACCTTAATCATCAAAAACCCAAGGCTTTTAGGTAGTTTGACACCTGTTTTTGCACCTGAACCTGCCCACCGGCCTCACTTTCGGCGTCTTGTTGCTCTTTTTTCTCTCTTGTTACCCTATTTGCAATCAATCTAGGCTGTAATTGCTCGGCAAAAGCGGCAGCAGCCAGTGCTGAAGCGATCACACGGTCATCTTTTGACCTTCCTGTGGCGGCAATCGTGCCTGCATCTCGGACAATTCCCTTCATTTCGTCGATACATTCCTCGGAATACACGCGCAGCATGCCGCGCTCAAAGTAATCCTTTAGATAATTCAGCATTCGCTCTTTGCTGGAATGGGTTGTCACCCATCCAATGCTGTTCGATATGCCAAAACTATCATTTCTGCGCCACAAATAGTGTTGCATATTGCCCAAAACGTCGTTCAACTGCCGCGCTTCTGAGGCTGGCAGGGCTGAAGCCAGCCTTCTTAGGTTCCTCATCTCGTTAATTACGGCCTGACCGGGGCCGTTGACCTCCAAGTTCAGCAGCGAATTGCCATAGGCACCTGCCAAATAGCAAATCACCCATGCAAACTGGAAGGTATTTAACTCGGAAGTGGCGAACTCTGCCACCTGATCCATGCCATCGGCATAGCAGCGGTACACCTGAATGCAGAATCTATCTGCCCAATCCGACGATCCATACGCCGGGTCAGCACCAATGACGTAATAGGCGTTTGCCACTGGCTCTTCCCAAATCTTTAATGTGGCTAGTCGCTCGGTACTTTGGATCAACATGGTGTCTTGGAAGTTGGCACCCATGCTAAAGCGGTAAGAAATGAACGCTTCGCGCTTGGCTTGCTTCATCGCGTCGGTACATCGGGCGGTAGAGAAGAAGGATGTTCCCGTCATCACAAAGGCGTAGTCCTCTGTGGGTGGGAATTCCTGATACATCAGGCCATCATCCTTCAAGCCTTCATGCAACTTCCAGCGCCACCACGCAATCTGCCGAGAATTGATCTCGTAGTTGTACATCTTGCGGATGTCTTTCGTCCATTCCTTCTCTTCGGGCGAGAGCTTGCCATCCCAATAGGTCTTGTACACATCCGACTTGGGATCAGCGGTATAGAGTTGGTTACGCCACCAACCACAGAAAATAGCTTTC